TGCAGATGCTACTTCTGCTTGAACTGCACTAGTGGCCGCTGCTTGTGCTTGTTCTTCCTCTAAACCAAAAACTTTTTTACCAATATCTTTAACTGCATTAGCAACAAAACTAATAGCAGACTGTAACGGTTTACCCTCTTCTAAAGATTTTTTAATTTTACGAAGATCGGCAGCTTGTTTAGGATTGTTTTCAATTCTACTATCTATAGTAGCAAGTATTCTTCTTTTTTCTAAAGCTGTAAAACCATAAGCAAAAGGTGCAAGAACACCACCTGACGCAACAGTAACTAAACCATTTACAGTGGCAGATGTACCATTAACAAATTTTAATGCTTCCTCAAGATAAGTATCAATAGGAGAATTGTCCCAACCACCAGCCTCTACAAATGCATTTTTTATAACAGGATCACTATTACTTTCTTTGGCTTCATTAAATGCTGTACTTTTTTGTATTACTTCTTCTGTAATTGCTTCTTCACCAGTAGATGTGTCACCTGCATCAGAACCTTCATATCGTGTATATCCTTCGGGGATGGGATACACAGGTACGCCACCAATATGAGGTATCATCATATTAGCACCTGCTGCGTTACGATACTCTATATATTCAATACTAGCTTCACCCATTAGGTTTTTAAAATCAATAGACGCTCTTTCAGGACGTTCAATTTCAGGTGTAAGTCTACGAGTTGTTGTAGGTTGTCCTACTGTAGGTTGCTGTGGCGGTGGGGTATAGGTAGGTTGTGATTGTGTACGAGAAGCGGTAGTAGGACGTGTTACAAAACCACCTTCTTGCATTTCTAGTTCTTCACCAGTGTCACCAGCTACAATAACAAGATCAGCCATACCAAATGGCATATCATCTGGCATAGTGGCTTCATCCCCATTACCCATTTGACCCATAGCTTCCATACGTTTTAAACCCATTTTAGCTTCTTGTCGTAATTGCATAAGTTTATCTAACCCAATATAACGTGTTACATCTTCAGGAAAAACAAACTCACCCTCACTTACCATAGCAGGTACGTCATCACGCACACCTTTTTTAGTGCCACCAATTGGAACTTCGTTTCCAGATACTTCATCTACTGTGCCACCCTCATCTTTGAGGCCACCGTCTTCAAAAAGTTCCATTTGATCTTTCATTGGGGTTCCACCTTTGTTAAATTTTAATTCATCACTACGTTTTTTTGCGGCTGCTTCTGCCTCTTGTCTATTTTCGTGTGTACTTGTTGGCGTAATTATTTTAGCTTCTAACATAATTTTTAATGTGTCATCATCGTATCTATGACCATCGTGTATACTAGGTATATTTATCCATTTACCTTTGTATTTAAATGTAGTAGATTTTTCAGACACATTCTCACCTTCAGGAGTTACATATACATCTCTTCCTGCTTGTGTTTGCTTGCCTGTTTTTGTACCTACTTTTTTATTAGCCATTTTTTAACACTTCATCTCTAAGTAATTTTAATCTACGTAGTTGGTATATTGCACCTTGCGCTCTATACATAACTTTGTCATTATCTGTTTGCTCCATAGCACGATGCTGTTGTGCAATTACTTCATCTAAATAGTTACTGAACTGGTCCCATTGCTGCTGGTTGTTCACCAGCCCCTTGAGCTTCTTGAGGTGCTCCTTGTCCTTGATCATTTCCACTAAATCCTTGTTCTTGAGGTGTAGGTACTTGTCCTGTACCTATATTACCACCCCCTGCTCCTGTGGGGTCCATTGGGTTTGCTTCTGCTGCTGGCTGTTGAAAGCCTTTCATTAGCTCTGCTTGAATAGCTGCTTCATCCATATTGTTAGTTACTTTGTCTGGATCTAACTCAAGAGACTTTGCAATCTCTCTTATGATGTACTGAAACTTTGCAAAAGGCGCAAGTGCTGGGCTAGAAGATATTTGCATAAACTGCATAAGACGTTGACTACGTACTTCATTAGCCATAAGGCTTTCTGTACCACGTGCCTTAACTTCAAGATCCCCTTTAATATTAGGATCAAAGTCAAACTGCATATTAAATCTAAATAAACCTTCACCCAACGGACGAAGTAAGTAATCGTCTACGTTTTTAATTACATTCTTTACACCGCCTTGTGCGGCACCCATAAGCATAGAAATGCCAGAAGCAGTACGACCCACGCCGCTGACCCCTGTTTGACCATGAGCGAAAGATGGAAATCCAGTAGACTCATCCGCTAATACCCTTGCTTTATCAAATAGCTGCAAGTTTTCCGCAGCAACATTTGGAAACTTAGTACCAAAGATAGCTTGTCCTGGGGCACCACCTTGGCGTCTAAATACCTTCCCAGGATATACTGATAGATCTTGGCCTGGGACTAAGTTAGTTTCATCAACTTCAATTAAAAGATTACCAGATAGTACAGCATTGTCAACTGCCATTCTCATAAAACCATTCATTAAAGTTTGGGTATCATCCATATTTTCTGCAATACCTACACCAAAGAATGAATATGGGTTTAATTCATATGGAGCAGCCATGTAAGGAATACGAGCAGGTTTAAACGGATTAAGTACCATTCGCAATAGTTTACCATTACAAATCCATACATTAGCCTGTAGCTCATCTACTTCACTTAACTCATCGGGAATATCTACACCTTGCTCTACAAGCATTTCAGTATCTACCATACCCCAATACTCTAGTACTTCGTAACGCTCTACACCATGCTCTGGCGCATAATCAGATAGATCATCTTCCCAAGATTCTTTATTATAATTTTCACCTAATTGTATGGCTTCATCAATTACAGAGTTTCTAAAGTATGGGCGTCTTTTTAAATTACGTAATTGTGTACGTGACATTTTGTGACGCTCAATTACAAACTGAGCCTCTTCAATATTATTTGCATCTGGGTCAGGATAAAAGTTCCACACAGATACATGAGATACTTGTGGTATAGTTTTAATTATAGGTGAGTATTCACCTTCTTCATTCCAGTTAGGATACTCTTTATCTACAGCAAATGGACCTTTCATTACACCAGTACCAAATAGTGCCATTTCAAAAGCAGTACTACGTAAATGTTTACTTGCACTAGATTCTTCTAATTGATCGTGTATTTTCTTTTGCATCATTTTAGCAGCAATCATAGCTGGACTAAATGTAATTGCAGTAGGAGTTTTGCCTACTCCCTCACGTACACCATCAATGTCTTGTAGTTTATCTTTTACTGGACCTAAACTTTCTGCAAGTGTTTTAGCTGTAGCACCTGCAGGTAGTTCTTTACCATCACCAGCAAACCCATACGGATTTACAATCTCATCCATACCCGATTGTTTTAGCTGTTCAGGTTCTTTAGGGTCAAAGTTTACATCTGCTACAACGCCATCAGGAAGTTCCGTAGGATCTACCGTAAGAGGAAACTTTTGTCCAGCAAATAACACATCAACAATTTGACCATACGCAGCCAATGTTTTTGTTTTAGTTACTTTAATAAATACCCTAGACTTTTCTGCCTCTGTAAACTGTACGTCTGAACCATATAAACCACGATAGTTACGATAAGCACGTAACCAACGATCTTCATCTTGCTGTCTATAATCATCTGCACGATTATACTTTTCCATAATAAATGGAATAATTTTAGAAGTATCTGCATCATCAATAGTAGAATCTTCACTATCTGCTAGTACAATAGCGTCATCTTCAATAAAGCCTTCGTTTTCTTCTGCCATTTATTTTTCCTTAATAACCAAAGGTAGCATCTGCTACTCGCATACCACCCTGTGGCCTTCCATTTGGATCATAGTCAAATATACTAAACCGTGGTCTTGACATAATACCATATCTTAAAGCATCGTACAAGTGATCTTCGGAGGTTGTATCAATATCCTCTGGGTTTCTTTTGTCGATTGGTAAGGCTGGTAGTTGAGCAACCATATTGGTACAAGTATCAAAAAACACCATACGAGGCTCTTCTGTGTATTCGTCAACCTGTAACCTTCTATGTATTTCGTTTTTACCAGCTACACGTGAGCCTTTAGATCTATCTGATGGACGCCAACGACATCCACGTTGAATCATTTGTTCAGCCAATGATGGGCCAGTATCACCACGCTTGTGCCATAAAGAGCTATCAAGAACGCCATACTTAATATTTCCATCTTCAGCCTCTAAGTCTACAATCATATCTGCTAAATCTGCAGCTAATACTTTACTTACGTATAACTCTCTGTATACAATTAATTGTTCATTAGGTGCAACAGCAAACCAAACTACACCAGACTTACTTCCATACCCATAGTCACATGCTCTAAACTTTACCCAGTTACTAGGAATATAAAAGGGTTCAACTACGTGAATGTTTCTATCAAACTCTGTAAAGGCTGCGCCTTCTTTAATATCCCAATCACCGTCAAGTAACTGCCTACGTTGTTGTTCAGGTAAAGACAGAAGCATTGCTTCGTAGTCACCTTGTTCTGCTAGGTAAGGATTATCGGAAAGACGGGCAGGTATAAACCTACGTTTGAATAAAGGCTTACCAGCTTTGGCATGTCCAGCAGGATAACGTAATACTTCAGTTGTTTCAATATCTGTTGCATCAAACGGTTTACCATGCGGAGCAGGATCAATAAACATTTTCTTAACCCAATGATGGCCTCTACCTCCTGGGTTGGTAGTAGCTCTCATGTACACTGGTAAATCACTTGCAGTAGATCTCAAACGACTTCGCATATAATTCCAAGCGAATGGGGTAGGCCACTGAGTTAGTTCGTCAAAACCTATCCAGCTAAACGCAAGACCTTGGTATCTTAATACATCATCTTCTCTATCAAGATATGACATCCACAGTCTAGCACCAGAGGGTGCAGTCCATTGCATCTTACGTTCTGACCACTTAATTCCAGGCCATATCTTAGG